TTCTTGTTTGTTCATTTTTTATCTCCTTTATTTTCCTATTACTAGTTTAACATATTGTGTTATTAATTCAAGTACCTGTGTAAATTTTATATAGTGCCGTACTCTTCTAACTCTTTTTTAGTACCAACATATAACTCTTTTTCTCCACATATAGCCCAGTATACCCTTGTTTCTTTCTTTAAAAATCTTTTAAGGTATGGAGTATCACTATATCTAGAATCGTTAGCACAAACGTATTTTGCACGTTTTAGAGCATTATAATCTTGTTTAGTAAATTCGATACTTGTAATGTTTAGTAATAGTGTAGTTAAGCAAATAAGCATTATAATTTCCCTAAATATTCTGCACCTTCTAAGTATATTTTTAAAAAAGAAGCATCTGAAAGTCTTATAACGTTATCATCATTATATTGTAAATCTATACACATCTTAGGAAATCCAAACAGTATTTTATCCCGTTCATTAAAATCTTCCTGATCTTGTACTAAACTTAAATACCCGTTAGGTAATAAATATACTCCTTTTTTAAACCTTATTTTATTTGACTTTTTACGTTTTCTTTTCATAATTTACTCCTATAGGCTAGTGTAATACTAGCCCTACTTTGTTATTATCTTTGATAGCATTACTATCATTATCACTTGTATTAATATAACTTTCTTTTAACAACTCTTCAAGGCTATTGAAAATTTTACTATGCCTGTCAATTTTTTGGTCAATTAAGTGATCTTCCTTTCCACCTAAAGAGTAAATAATAATCATATTAGACGGTTTTAAAGCCTCATTATCTTTAAGCAACTTTACCCTTTTAGTATAGGCATAAAACGTCTTAGATGGCAAATTACGGGCTATTTCAAACCATTTATATAAGTACTCTTTATTGTAAAAGTCGCCGCTATCGTGAATCCTAACATGAGTCGCACGTTTCTTTTTTAGTGTACTAGTCGCAACTTCAATAAAATCTGCTTTTCTAGTCGCTTGATACCTGTACTCATAAGCAGCTTTAACCTGAGGCCATATAAATGCACCTTTGTTAGCATAGCAATATTTGCCGCATATATCCTTACTCGGACAAGTCTTTAACGCAGGGATACCAAAATTTACAGTATTATACTCTGCTTTTTTTAGCTTTGCATTTTTAGTGAATAATTGAGTCATTTTTTCTCCTATTGTTTAATTATTTCCTATTACTAGTTTACTGTATTTTATTCTCTGCGTCAATAACCTGTGTAAAAATTACAATTCATTAAATTCTTTTTCTAAATCCTCTATATGTTTGTCCCAAAGTATTAACATATCATGATGTAGATAATTACTTTCATTTTTATCTATATAACAGTTAATTAATCCAGTTTCTTCAAATCTTTCTAAAATCTTTTTTCTTACTTCTATTTTCTTTTGAAGCTCTATTGCTTTTTCAAAAGTATCTTTATCCATTTATTTCCTCCTCATAATCGTTGTAAAAATTACAAGCCCATTCATTACACTTATCAGGGCATTGATAATCATAACTAGCAACTTCTGATAAGTAGTCTAAAATATCATCCTCATTTTTTAAAGTTTTGCACGTTTTAATAATATCATTAGTGTTAGGTGCATACGCATTATTTAAACTCATTATAACCATCCTTTTAATCTTTCAGCTTCTCTTTTATACTCTGCTTTTTGTTCCATTGCCGCCTCGTACTCATCGCGTTCCTTTTCGGCTATTGCAATTAAACACTCCTCTTGACTTGTATATAAGTCTAAATCATCTGACAAGTTTCCGGCAAGCTCCTCAATATACTCATCTTGAGAATCATAACAACTAGGTACTTCTAACATTTCAAACTTTTTAACCTTTCTATCGAATTTTTCAATTAACTCCTCATCAGTATGAAAATATCCGTATTTTTCAGTTTCATATACTTCTGGCATTTCAGGCTCATCATCCCACGGTGTTGCTAACTTCCAATTATCATAATTTCCGTATCTCATTTTTTAACTCCTTTGTTAACTTTTCCTGTATATAGAATATCATAATTTAAAAGTTTTGCAACACACCATGTAATTTTTACAAAAATAATTCTTCTAAGTAGTATTTAAAGTTAGGTTCAAAACAGTTATTTAATTCACTTTTAAAAAAAGTATAACTCCTCATAACACTACTTGGACAATTATTATCTAAAAAAGAGTCTTTATGGTTCAAATTAAGTTCACAGTGACCTAACTCGTGCATTATTAATTGTTCCCTTGATAGTTCATTAGCATTATTCCAATATTCCCTATCTATTTGGATTTCTCTATAACTTGAATTTTTCCATTTTTTACATAAACCTACTATTGGACTTTCAAGGTTCCCAAAAATTATAGTAGTTTTAATTCTACCGTTTACATTTTCAAAATTTTTAACATAGTTTAAAAATACCTTTTCAGTTTCTTGTTTTTTTGGTTCCCCTTGCATATTTAAAAAATCATTTTTTCCGCATGATACAAATAAGGGAAATAAAATAAATGCCCCTACTAGCCCTCTTTTAAACATAATTTATTTACCTCCTATTGTTTTAAATTACTGTTAATATCATAATACTGTGTAAATTTTTCAAAGTCGTCATTTACCGATTGACTCATCTGAGCTTTTAAAAACGCTGTTAATTCTTTTGTTGCCTCTTCTGCTTTTTTCTCCATTCTTTTAGAATACCATACTACCGCACCATATACAATAGATAATGTAATTATTACAGACGTTAAAACTGTACCTATAAATAAAATCATTTTATTTCCTCCAGTGTTAATAAATATCCTTTTTGTTCCCCTAAAAAAGGTATTAATTTTCTACAATTTAAGACTAAATATTTTTTATTGTCGTCTAAAATTATAACATCATGTTTTTTTGCTTCTTTTAAAGTTCTAATTTCCATAATTACCTCATTAAATTATATAACTTAAACCATGCCCAAATAAAGCCTAGTAATAAAATCATAGCTAGAAAGTCCATATCATCCCCCTAACGCCTTTTGTTAACTCTGCGCATATATCTTAAATACTTTTGCGTCCTAGCCTTTACAGCGGCTTTACGTGCGTTATAAGCACTATAAACAAAATAAATTGATAGTGCCGTAAATGTTAATAACAATACATAAACTGTATAAACATAAATCATTTAGAATCCCTCCATGTCATTTAGTTGACTTACTAGCCCGTCAAAATCTTCATTTTCACCTAACATACTAGCAATTGCGAAAACTGTACCCTTATCAACTCCGCACTCTTCTGATAAACATACTAGATAATCGTATCTGTTTTTGTAACCATTTTCTTGATAAACATTTTCCATTTTTTAACTCCTATTGTTTTAATTCCTACCTATATATTACTATAATCTTATTTTAATTCAACATAGTATGTAATTTTTACTTGATTCATATTTATAACGCTTTAATTCCCATTTTAAAGCATCTAAACAAGTTAAGGCTTTAATCTTATAACATTCCTTTCCTGTAGCATTATAAGTTAATTTTAAACCTCTTATAACTTCTAAGCTAGTTAATATCTGATCTTTTGTTAAAGTTTTATCTATATTCATTTTTCACCTCAATAAATTTTGTTTAACAATACTCCTTTCAGTCGTGAAAGTACCCTTTCGGGCGGCTCCTCCATGAGCCTAAACTTTTGATAGGAGTTTTAGACTATGCGCCTAAATCAATTAACATATTATCTTTATATTGTACTGTTTTTCCCTCAGTTTCTAAGTACCAAGTAAAATCCTTTTGAAATACTCTAAAACTTGGCAATCTTTGAGCAAAATATCTATTTATAGCCGTTTTTGAGGTATTAGTTAACCAACCATTAGTGTTAAGCTTGATTAAGTGAGAATCTAACTCTTCAACTACGTTAGTACCTCTATAATTTACTGCAACTTTTCCACCGCCTAAATCTACAACTCTAATCACACCTTGTTTTTTATTTCTTACGTTCACATCAAAATTTCTTGCGCTCATTTCTTAACTCCTTTTGTTTATTTCCTAATACTAGGATACCACAACGCATAAATAATTCAATAACTTTTTTGTCAATATGTAATTTTTACAATCGGTAATATTTTCATACTTACTGCGTATATTCCTAGGTAATTTTTACATACCATATTGACTGTAAACTTTTTAGACAGTCAAGAAATCATTTTGACACCATGTAATTTATTCATACTAAAATCACCAAAAAAAGCCTAAACATATTCTTTTTATAGGCCTGAGAGCTTCAAATTTAGATCCTGAGAGCTTTTAATCTTCTGCTTGACCTAGTATTCAAAAAACTTTCAAAGGCTTCTAAAAGGATTCTGAGCTGCCAACTATTTATGGCAACTGCGTATATTCCTTAAAAAAGTATGTAATTTTTACCTATTGTAATTTTTACAATTGACGTTAATAGTTGTTGATTATCTTTAGTATTCTATGGTATATTATAAGAGTAGGCAATTGGACACCGATGCGTAAAGCCTACCGCATCATCAAAATTTATTTAGCTCCTGATTTTCCGACAATTTCAGGGGCTATTTATTTTTAACTATAAACATCTGTAATTATTACAATATTGAAAATAATTGCTTGTTACGGAAAATTTACGTATAAAAAATTTAACAACTATATATAAGAGAATGAAGACCGTTAAAAAATCCTTCTGAGGTGTGAACCGATTTTGGGACTAGGCACGTAGAGTTCAAACAATTTTTGTTTAGTCGTGTACTTGAGAAACGATCTCTAAAAGACTCAAGCGGAAAGCTTTAATCTCTAAATAAAATAGCTTTACAGCTAAAGCCAAATAAAGAAATCAAACATAATTTATTTAGGCATGAGATTTTCCGGCTAGTGTCCTATATACTAGTAAAGTTATCTTATGCCAAAAATCCTATAATATTCAAAGTAATTTAGTGTATAAAAAGAAACCCGCATATTTCAGCGGGCTAAGGTAGGGTAAATGATTTTAGTTTAGGTCGCTCTGATCTGAGACTTGTTACTTAGTGTATAAACTTACTTTATTAATACTAAAACTCTATGGAATATCTTGTGATTTAAATACTTACCGTTTATAACCATCTTTAAATACCTATCTCCTTTAACCATCTTAACACTATTCCCTCTCTTATTAGTACTCCCGATTAACATAAAGAATCCCCCTTTAACTTAGCGTCCAATAATCTATCTCCAAACACTTCTTTAACAATATTCATAAAACTTGCATTATTACTCAGATACTCAACTTCACCATTAAATGTAAACACAAAATCATTATACTTACTATCATACCACCTATCAACTGTAATAGTATTATATATGTTATTTACTCCATCATTGAATGTACTTACTAGGAATTTCATTGATTTATTTTTCATCTTTATACCTCCGATTTAATACTCTGTGTTATTTCCTAATACTATAATACCATACTTAAGATTTATTGCAACCCCACTAGGTAAAATTTACACACCCATTTAATAGCCCCGTAAATACCTCTATAATCAATAGGAGTATTACCCTAACCATACCTATTGCCTAGCCCGACAAAACGTCTGAGATGGACGATATGGACTTGTCAAGCAATTGTAATATTTACATAGTATCTTGACAGACAAATACAATAATATTTATTTAGTTGGTATGTAATATTTACATGGTTGGTCATTAGTACTTGACCGTTCACGAGTGTTCACGAGTGCCAACTATTATTGGCAGGTGCGTATATTCTGATATACTATAAACATATTTTATTTAGTGAGTAATCTTTACATAGTTACTTGACAAGATGTTGGCATGATTCTTGCAAGGGGGGGGGTAGGTGGTTCTATAGCGTATATAATTGTCCATATACACTGAGAATACACACTGGGTCTAATTACATTTAATACACTACTCCCAATTACTACCATCTTCATAGAATTTATACTCTTCGTAAGTTCCAACCCATCTTACATCACTGCACGCCACATAATAAAACCTGTGATTTCCGGCCTTTATAACAAACATGCCTCCTTCTACATGGATGATCTCTCCGTCTAGAAGCTCGTTTTCCACTACATCTTTAAAAACAACATTAATATTCATTTTATCTCCTATACGGCCTAGCTTGTTCTATTGGTTGTCTATGCCTCAATATACAGTCCTCATACGCTTTACCTTGTAATCCATAGCAGATGTCAGGCTGCTGTACTGGAGCGTTGCTACAGCCAAATATGGAGCTAATAAGCCCTATTAATATTAATATTTTCATTCTAACTCCTTTTCTACAATACTTACGTTTAATACACCTTCATCGTTCAATAGCTCGAATTTACGGTTATTTGCGTTACTTCTGAACCTATGAACTGAGTCTACACTCTGTCTAGTACCTTTGTCAACTACAACAACGAATATTTTAATCACCGTTCCTCCAGACACTTAGCCAGCCTTTTAACAGAAGCTATCTTATCAGAATCCGGTCTTACGCACTTCATCATATCTTGCTGACAAGCTTTCTGGTGACGATCTACAACTGCTGGAACTACTGATCCAGAAGATACCTGACAGGCTAAAATAATAATTTTAATAACTTCTAACATTAATACACCTATATCTTATATACAATTTTACAGTCAATAAAAGCAGTACCTTCTAGTATTGTTTTTCTATCTTTTACATTAGGATGGATGTATATCTCATCAAACCTATGTCCCAGTAAATATTCTATATTTCCAAAAAAATGTACCATTTTGTTATCAAATGTATGAACTGTTAAGTTTCTTTTATCAAATCCTTTAAGGTTATTTTTAGAGTTTACAATTTTTTCATCAAAAGCCATTTTAGCCATTCTAATATTTGGGTATATTTCAACTCTTTTTGTCATATATGTAAATCCTTCTTCTAAACCTAAAATAACTGGTTGATTATATTTATTTTTTGACATAAATAAACCCATCTGAGCTAACTTTATGGTCTGGATACATGAATTTAGCCAGATCACTAGCGTTTAATTTATCATAACCACCTAAAATTGCGGTAAATAACAGATCTGCAAACCCTTCAGCCTCTTCTACTTCACTAAAATTAGCCATATTGCCAAAAAATGCACCATAATCACCTAAATCTTCCTCTGCTATATCAATTCCGGCATCTTCAAGTAGATCTCCAAGCCTATCTGCGGCTTTTTTGTGGAAAACTTTAGCTTGTTTAGCTCTTTTTTCATGTAATCTATCCCATTCTTCCATCATATCCCTGTGACTCTGCCACATATCTGTTACAGAGTCGTTAAAATTAGCCTCTAATTCGCCTATAGAAGCACTTTTTATGCTGCCCTTAATACTCAGGTCATATTTAATAGCCGATGCGCTCTTAACGCCATTTTCTGGCTTATCACTCATCCAGTTTCTCCTTTAACTTTTTAATCATTTCGTTCTTTTCATCTAATTCTTGCTGCCACTGACCTTTTAAACGAGCAGCGAGTTTAATATTATGTAACTTATGCTCCTCACTTATTTCAGCTAAGTATTCTTCTAAGTAACTAATATCATTCTTTATAAATTTTCTAAATTCCGGGCTATTACCCATATAATACCCAAGCCAATCAACCATTTGATCTATAATCTCCTGACATTTCTTGGCTCTAGGTGGTATTCTCACTAAATATCCTTAACTATATAGTAATTCTCAGTTTCTCCAAGAACTTCTAGCATGAATTTAGCTAGATCTGTTTTTTTAACTGTCTTTAACATAAAGGTTCCATTTCCAGATTCTACAGTAATTCTGTCTAATGAAATCTCATAACCGCTTGTATCTGCGTAAACTACTCCGTTCTCTGTGTCCTTAAAGCTTAAAAAATCCAAATTCTTATTCCTTTCATCTAGTCGAACAATTAAAGTATTTAGCCTGCCTCTTCTCACTAGAGGGTTTGGATATTTACCCATTATTGCCCTTCTTGTTAATATTAAGAACTACCATCTTAGCTCTTATCTCTTTGTTATTTATTTCATATTTAGTTGATGTTGTCAAGTCCTCTGCAAGTTTTTTTGCAAGAGACTCTTTAATAAAGTCCATAAAATCTGAATCGAAGACTCCCGGATTTAATACACTTTGGCGGGTCTCAACCGTATGTAAGTACCTGTTTACCCATTCTTCCATAGCTTCTCTACGTCTTCTCCAGCCTACTTTATCCGGCGTAGAATCCATATCACATATTAACATAAGTTCTTTAATTGCTTGAATTTTCATTCTACACCTCTTAATTTTCTAAAATTTTTCTTTGCTAAATCACTTTTAGCTACAAAAATCCTATCATCATCGTACACATAAAGTATATCATCCCAACACATAAACATAGATAAGTCATTTAAATTTATAGCCATAAAGTGTGTTTCGTATAAATCCATATCAAAATTTAACTCCCACAGTTGTACATCCAGTTGGTTAGCTATAAACCTTTCAAAATCTGATGCCATTAACCAGTATCTTTTGCTATCAAAACATAAAGCAAGACTTTCTAAGATCTCCCAAAGGTTAAGTTTCTTATTAAACTCAGGTTCAAATATCTGATTATGTGAATAATCTGGGAATATCCACCTTGGGACAATTACTTTTACCTCTTTGTCGTTACGATTATCCGTCACTTTCCTGAGATTGTTAATGTTAAAATACGTGCGATCTAATATATCTGTCACCCTTTTTTAATGTATTATATATTTTAATACGAATCTCGGACTGTCTGGTATTCGTACTATCTTAATCTTCACCCTCGTCTTCAAATGGGTCAAAATCATCCCCTGCATCACCAAAAAGGTCTATGACTTGATAGGCTCTTTCTAATGCATGACCTAGATGTTCAGCCACAAATTTAACGTGATCTTCATCAAAAGTTATAATCATAGGAACCTGAGGGACTACAACATGTCCAACAGGCTCCACAGATTTATTATATCTATTTCCCCGCTTACCCATAATTAAATTTAGCAGTATATATAATAATCCGTCAAGTAAAAAATTACATTTGACAAAATTTATTTTACAGTTAGTATTAGTACTAACTATGATCGGAGACCGTGAAATAGGTTGAGACCGAAGGGAAGCGTGAGGAAAGTCGCTTACTAGACCGCCGACACTCAGAAGGCACTAGCGGAAGGCTCTCATCATAGGGATACAATGGGGCTAATTACCTGCCGCCTTTATTCTATAACTCAAGTAAGAATACTGGCTTTTCAATAACTTCTTTATATATAAAGGGTAGTGGAAAGCTATGCAAATATGTAACTTATTGTAATTATTCAATTATCGTATTTTTCTGTACATAACATCATAAAATTTAACAACTATATATTGGATGCAGTACTTTGCATCTACATGGAGTAATAATGGAAGATAAAAAAAGTAGATTACTAAAATTACTAGATGATGCTACTGGAGTATATGATACTGGTAAAATGTCGGTTGATGAATCAGTACTACCGTCCCCTGATAAATATGATGACATTCTTAAAAAAGCTGTAGCTGATCAAAAACTAACTGGTATACCTGTTGCTGATGCTAGAATCGCAGACACCGCTGGTTTGTCTAGAATGGCTCAACCAATGGAAAAAGATATGCTTAGAAAAGCTAAACTTGATCCTGAAGGTTCTAGAATGATATCTAAAGCTGAAAAAGAAATGCTAGACAAAAAGTCTGGTATAATGGATAAGTTAAAAAGAAAAGCCACAGGATCTAGAATGGCTTCTCAATTAGAGCTAGATAAGTTAGGTAAATCTAGAATGGCAGATAGCGTTGAGATGGGAGCTTTAAGGAAGATAGCTGGAAAGTTTGGTAAAGGATTAGGAAGAAAAGCTGCTGGATTAGCTATTGGTGGACCTTTAATGTTGGCTTCAGAAATGGCAGATGCTTCAGAAATAGGAATCTCTCCTAGAGATGAGATTATAGAATCTACAGAATATACACCAGAACAAAAGAAAGCATTACTTAGAGGATTAGATATGAAAATGAAACTAAGAGATGAATCTGGTGATGTCTCTGAAGATCCTGCAGTAATTAGAGCTAAAGAAATTGGAAGAAGGTTACAAGAAGAATCTAATAACCAAATGAATGATGAGAAGGCTACTGCAAAATTTATGGAAAGAGTTCCAATCGAAGAAAGAGTAAAAATACTACAAGAGATGAAGAAAAGAGGGTTAAAATAATATGTCAGCATTAGATGTAAAAGCCATCAGTCCTATGTTGAAGAAGATACAAGATGGTGAACAAACTAAAACAGAAAAAAGGAAGAAATTCTCTAGAATTAGAGAAGCAATTAACAGACAAGCAAAACCTAATAACAAGAAGTAAAATCATACCCATACTGGATTGATTTGATATTTCTTTATAAAAAGGATAACTATGAATAAATTTATCGAAGCACTACCATTTGTGCTACTATTGGTACTTGTACCATTCTTTTACTACGGTTCCCCAAACATTGCTCAATCTATTATTGTATTCGCAATCTCAGGATTATGTGGGTATAGATACTATTTGATGCACAAAGAGCAACCAGACTACACTAGAATTTTTCACGATGAAATTGTTAAGATGCAAAAAGAGATTCTTAAGATCAATGAATCTTACGGTAAGCTTACTATCAATGATATTAACAAGAAGCGTGAAGAAAGTAAATTCGTATTTTAGGTAATAAATGGATGATTTAATTAATATTGAACTTGAGCTGGAACTTAAGGCTCTAAGAAAAGAAATAGACCAACTTAAGAAAGAGAATCAGAATCTTAGAGATGTTATTGTAGCTAATGATCTTAGTGATGAGATTGGCATTGAGAAAGTTATTAGCCCAGAAGAAGAGATATGCTTATTAGGTATTGAGCAGATTCTAGAGGCAGTAAAGCATAAAGTAGCCGACAAGAATGATATACAAAATTATGACATTCTACATAAGAATTTGAGGCTTATTAGAGGTCAGACTACTGACACTAAAGTTAGGCAAAAAAAGACATCTAAAGCTGATTTACTTAAGATAGTCGAAGGTAAAAAATAATGGCTAAGAAGTCCAAAAAGCAGATGTCTAAAGAAGAAGCTCAGGCTAAACTATGGGAAATGGGAGAGTTGAGCTGGTTACTTACAGATGTTCAAAAGGATATGAAAAATAGCGTATTTAACGACACTACTCGTACTAGTGTTATAGTTTGTAGTCGAAGGTTAGGTAAAACTTGGCTTATGGTTACATTAGCTCTTGAGCAATGTTTAAGTAAACCTAACTCTATTGTAAAGTTCTTACTCCCAAAACAGAAGGATGCTAAGACTATTATACAACCTCTTATGAGAGAGATTACTGAAACTTGTCCAGTAGAGCTTAGACCTGATTATAGTACGCAAGATAAGATATATAGATTCCATAACGGATCTGAAATACATCTAGGTGGGTCTGACTTATCTGCAGAATCTCTAAGGGGAACTAGAGCGGATCTAGTTTTGATTGATGAGGCAGGATTCGTAAACGATTTATTATATACTATTAGATCTATTTTATCGCCTACAATTAGAACAACTAGAGGTAGGATGATATTAGCATCTACTCCGTCAAGAGATCCTCAACATGAATTTATACAGCACTTTATGAATCCATATAAAGCTTCTGGAAGATTGAGAATTTATGATATATACCAAAACCCTAACTTTACTCCTGAGATTATAGAAGAAATTATTGAAGAATACCCTAGAGGTGAAGAAGATCCAGATTTTAGGCGTGAGTATCTTTGTCAGGTATTTGTAGACGAAGAAACTACTATATGTCCTGAGTTTTCAATGAATAAGGATAATATTATATTTGATGATGAAACTGCTCCAGAATTACCTGATTTTAGAGATTTTTATGTTGGTATGGATATTGGGCATAAAGATTTAACTGTGGCTTTATTTGGCTATTATGATTTTAAAAATGCCACATTAGTTATAACAGATGAACTAGTAATGAACGGCCCTACTATGACTACAGAGGATTTAGTAGAAGGTATCAGATCTAAAGAGAAAATAAGGTTTTACGATGAAAAAACCAAGGAACAACACAAAGCTTATTTAAGAGTTATGGACGTTGATTTGGGCCTTCAACAAGACCTTAAGTTACTTCACGATTTGAACTTTATTACATCTAGAAAAGACGGAAAACAAGGTGCAATTAATGAGATGAGAATGTGGGTAGCAAAAGGGAGAGTTAAAATCCATGAAAGATGTAAACACTTGATATATCATCTAGAATATGGTCAATGGAATGATAAA